TTATTGTCATTGAAGCGTATGTGGCACTTAACCCGGTCAATGATAGTGCGCTCTGGTCGGATCGCTGGCTTATCAACTATGCGGTTGCTTTGATCAAGAAGCAATGGGGCAGCCACCTTAAGAAGGCTAACCTGCCGCTTGCTGGTGGTGTTACGATGAACGGTCAGGCAATTTATGATGAGGCTGTGACGGACATCGCAAAGATGGAACAGGACATTTACGATAGCACGTTGCCTCCGTCTGACATCATAGGCTAAGTATGGCTCTTAACAGCTACTTCAAAAACTACACGTTCAAAGGCCAGCAGCGACTGGTAGACGACTTGATGGTTCAAAGCATCAAGATGTGGGGCTTTGAGGTTTACTATATTCCGCGAAACATTGAAAACATTGATCACTTCTTCGGTGAAGATCCGGCCGGTAGTTTTGGTCGGGTTGCCAAGTTCGAGATTTACTTTAAGCAGACGGACGGGTATGGTGGCGAAGGCCACTTCATGCAGAAGTTTGGTGTCGAAGCCCGGGATTCTATTACTCTCTACGTGGCACAGCGGCGCTGGCAGCAAATTCGCACTGACAAGCTGACGACCGAGAACGGCTACACCTATATGACGGAGTCGGCTGACCTAACCCAAGCCCAGGGCACTGAAGGGTTTGTAATGGATACCGACGAGGCTACTCCATTTGACATCAGCTCACCGGACTATTACCGACCAAAGGTTGGGGACCTAATTTACTTCCCCAATGAACAGAAGTTCTTTTCGATCACCTTCGTGGACGATAATGAGATCTTCATGCCGATGGGCCGTAACCCGGTCTTCACGATGGAATGTGACCTGTTTGATTATAGCGATGAGACAATCACCACAGGCGTCTCTGAGATCGACAATCTGGCAGCTGGCTTCGATTCAACCATGTCAAACTCGACCAGCCTTAAGGAAGATGGGTTTAAGCTTCAGACTGAAGAAGGGGTGTCCATTATCGGCGAGGACTACAATGTTGGTAGTGCTGATCCAGGCGCAAACAACTCGCTCATTGATAGCTTGGTCAAAGACATTGTAGATTGGACTGACGTTAGCCCATTGGTTGGATCAGACGGTAACGGACGCTGGTAAAGTACCTAATCCTTCCACGTCCGCACTATACCATTATCAAATTCAAAGTTTACCACATTGGCCTGTGATCCCGGGCGTGGTACTGCACTGAGCTTCTGCAGTTGCTTTGCCAAGAAGGCAGGACTGTGCTTGTACTTGCTGCCACGCCTCGTCTCCGCACTCAGTTTAACCGCCTCCGGATCGCGGCCCTTTCCCTTACGTTCTTCCCCCATAAGTGCCCTTAGCAAAGGTCTGTAGTTGGCTCTTGAGTATTTTGTTCCGTTCAGGAACTGACTCAGGCCAAACACCAGCTTGCTCTTGTGCTTGTCGTCAACAGCTTTCAGCAAGATTCTATGAGCCATGTAATGCTCTCTGGGAGTCAGCCAGACAACATTGTGCTCTATGGACTTTCCGCCCAGAGCCCTTGGTATGATGTGATGTTTCTCCCCTTGCAACCGGCCTTTAGCCTTGTGAATAAGAGAGAAATAAATCCGGGTATACTTATTCGGTTTGAACATTTCTGACGCTATTTAGCCCTATTTGAGAATGGCCGAGGTCTCAAATTTCCTTCCGCAAAACGCCGTTTTTATAAATAGTAGGAGAAGAATAAGAATCCCTAAAGGAGATCTAAATGGCCGTAGCACTTTCGCCATCAGTTACAGTAAATGAATTTGACCTTACAGGCATTGTCCCGGGCGTCTCTACCACAGAAGGTGGTTTGGCCGGTGGCTTCAACTGGGGTCCAGTTAACGTCCTCACGCTAGTCGAATCAGAGGGCGACCTCATCAAGCGTTTTGGCTCACCAACAAACGGTGTAGCAAACGATTGGTTTACCGCCGCAAACTTCCTGTCATACGGCAACCTACTTTGGATTGTTCGTGCTGTCAATGAAACATCAGCGAACACCGCTGAACTTGCTAAGAACGCAACCTGCGGTAACTCCGCGGGCTTCCTTGTTCGCAATGACGACGAATACACAACCAACTACGACGATGGTTCACTCCAGACCGAGTTCTCGGTTGGTGAATGGATTGCCAAGTATGCTGGCGACCTTGGTAACTCACTAAAGGTGTCCGTCTGCTCCGGAGCAAGCGCCTATCAGTCAAACCTAACGGGAACTGTTACCGCAACCGCTAACTCAGCAGTCGTAACCGGGACGTCAACTCTGTTCACAGCAGAAGTAACAGTTGGCGACCTAGTTGTGATCAATAACGAAGTGCTCCGCGTCACAGCAGTAACGTCAAACACCTCACTAACAACCGCAAGCCGCATTGTCTCCGCCGCAACAGCTGCTTCCGCAACCCGTCGTTGGGAGTACTACAACGAAGTAGATACCACCCCATCAACCTCCGTATCGGTTGCCGATGTCGGTGGTTCAAATGACGAGATGCACATTGCGATCATTGATGAGGACGGACGTTGGACTGGTCAGACCGGCTCAGTGCTAGAAGTATACCAGTACGTCTCCAAGGCCAGCGATGCGCTCCGCGATGACGGTTCGACAAACTACTACAAGGAAGTCGTCAACCAGTCTTCCCAGTACGTTCGTTGGGCATCACACTCCGGACTAGTTTCGGGCGCCGGTTCAACTTCACATGGCACCACATTTGGGTCCAGCTCAAAGCCAATCAACCATTCACTGGTTGGTGGTAACAACGGCAAGGCAGTTTCTAATGCCGAACGTGAGCGTGGTTGGAGTTACTTCATCAACAAGGAAGACGTAGAAGTCTCCATTTTGATGGGGTCGGATTGCACCCAGACGGTAGCAACTTACCTGATCAACAACATTGCCGAAGTTCGTCAGGACTGCATTGTGTTCCTATCTCCGCCGCGAGCATACGTTGTAAACGCAGCGGGCAACGAAGTCACAAACTGCGTCGCCTACAGAAACACATTGCCATCCACGTCCTACGCGGCATTGGACAACAACTGGAAGTACCAGTACGATCGCTACAACGACCTGTACCGTTACGTTCCAATGAACGGCGACATCGCTGGTATCCATGTACGTTCAGACGTACAGCGTGATGCATGGTGGGCTGCCGCTGGTCTAAACAGAGGTCAGGTCAAGAACGTCATCAAGCTAGCCTGGAACCCGAAGCAGGGTGACAGAGACATTCTCTACAAGAACGGAATTAACCCGGTCTGCACCTTCAATGGTGATGGAACTGTTCTGTTCGGTCAAAAGACGCTACTTGCTAAGCCAAGTGCATTTGATCGAATCAACGTCCGTCGTCTGTTCATCGTGCTAGAGAAGGCTATCTCACGGGCAGCCAGATACTTTCTATTCGAGTTCAACGATCCGATAACCCGCGCACAGTTCCGCAACATGGTAGAGCCGTTCTTGCGTGACGTTCAGGGCCGTCGCGGTATCTATGACTTCAAGGTTGTCTGTGACGAAACAAACAACACCGGTGAAGTTATCGACCGAAATGAATTCGTCGGTGACATCTACATTAAGCCAGCACGAGCAGCTGAATTCATTACCTTGAACTTCGTCGCAACCAGAACATCGGTTGACTTCAGTCAGGTAATTGGCCAGTTCTAATAAGGATTATGGCCGCTGAACAAAACAGCGGCCATTTCTCCACATGGTATAAATAAGTAGAACAAAATACATGATGTCCTTTGTGGATAATATACAAGAAAAAGGATACGCCACAAATGGCATTTGATATTAACGATTTCCGATCATCACTTAAGTATGGTGGTGCCAGAACATCACTTTTTGAAGTGCAGATCACTAACCCGGCAAACGGTGCAGCTGACTTGCAGGTCCCCTTCCTGTGTAAGGCGGCCCCTCTGCCAGCAGCCACACTGAACAAGATTGATGTTCACTATTTTGGCCGTGCGGTACCACTCGCTGGTAACAGAACCTTTGAAGATTGGACTGTTACAATCATCAATGACGAAGACTTCAAAATTCGTAATGCGATGGAACAGTGGTCCAATACCATCAACGGATTTGAGTCCAACGTCCGCAAGTTTGCTGGCGCCCAGGTCTCCCTGTACCAGTCAACAGCAACCATCACACAGTTCTCCGCTGATGGCACGGCT